CGTATTCCCACATTATGATGCGGAGCATCACCCACCCTTTCACTACGACATGGCGCAGGTGTAACCCAACACCACGCCACTTGTTGACATGTTTTAAACGTTACTTGCTATCCCGGCCTCCCCGACCTAAGTGTTCTTTGTACATTGAAGCTATTCGGTTAGCCAGGATTGACTTTTCGATGCCGAAAATTCACCCTATGCATGTAAATGATGTCATGCGACATTACCAAAACATCGACAAATCTCCAGGATTACCTTATACTAAACAAGGTTACAAAAGAAAAGACGAAGTTGATCCACTTAAAATCAAGTGGGCAGTCCACTCGCTCAAATATGGAATCTGGAACAAGTGCAGAACTCCTTGTACTGCAGCCGGAAAGTCTTCCGTTTCCAAGGATAAAGATAAAGTTAGGTTGATCTGGGTATATCCAGCTCACATGACATTCGCTGAAGGAATGTTTGCAATGCCGCTCATTCATCATCTCAAGCAACAGAGGAATCATAGGTATGGGGCTTGGATTAATTATTTGAATGGACATATGAGGTTTATGATGTCTCAAAAACCTAAGTCCTTCACTTGGTTAGCCGCTGATTGGAGTTCGTTTGACTCCTCAGTTCCGGCCTGGCTCATACGTGATGCTTTTTCTATACTTCGCGAATGCTTTGATTTCTCAAAGTATCAAGAGCGGGGCGTTCCTACTGACCCGCACACACTTCCGCGTTTGTGGGATCAGATAATAGGCTACTTTATCAACACTCCTATAAAATTCCAGAGTGGACAAGTCTTCACCAAGTCTCGCGGCGTACCTTCCGGTAGCTACTTTACATCATTGATTGACTCGGTGTGTAACTGTATTGTCATGCATTACCTAATGCTTAGAACCAGGGTCGCGTATTCTCGCACGGCGTTCTGGGTTTTAGGTGATGACGTGCTAATGGCTTTTCAAGGTAATCTAGTTGTGAAAGAATTGGCCGCCATTGCCGAAGAGACTTTTGGGATGACTCTCAATGTGGAAAAGTCCGAAATTGGTGAATATCCATCATTTCTGGGTTTTGGTTTACACCATTCAGGGGTTCCCCAATCCAGCTATGAAAAATTGATGGCTCAATTGTGTCTCCCTCAGCGTCCTGATCGAGATGTGTTTGAGTTAGCTGCTCGTGTCCGAGCACTACAACTAGCATCATTCGGGGGCAATAAGCAGTTTCTTTACGAAACACAATGCTGGCTCGAGAGCATTGGAATGCCTGACCCCCAGTTCTCACTAAGCCATCGAGATGAACTTTTTGCGAAGTTAGAGTTAATGGGACTTTCGTCTTGGCCTCCACTCACTCGAGTGCTAACTCTTTAGGCTTAGTCAGACTCCAGGCACACGATAAATATATGGAGACACCCACC